GATTTAATTATCCAGTTACCATATTCTGCTAAGACAGAAATGAGACGTAAGGAAGCAAACGAACGAAGAGAAGAGCTTGAGAAACAGCTCGAAGATTCAAGACACGGTGTAGCTTGGATTGATGCTACAGAGCATATTACACAGCTCAACCGTGCAATAGAGAATAACTTGTGGGAGCAGGTAAAAGACCTACAGGCACAACTCTACAATCAGTTAGGATTAACTCAGGGTATTATTGATGGAACTGCTGATGAAGCAACCATGATTAACTACTACAATAATACTATCACACCAATCTGTACCGCAATCTGCGATGAGTTTAATCGAAAATTCCTATCACAAAAAGCAAAAACTACAGGACAGTCAGTTGTCTTCTATAGAGATCCATTCAAGCTGGTACCAGTATCTCAGTTAGCTGAAATTGCTGATAAGTTCAGAAGAAATGAAATCATGACTTCTAATGAAATCAGAGCTGAGATTGGTTTGAGACCTTCTACTGAAGAGAACGCTAATGAGTTACGTAATCCTAACTTAAATAAATCAGATGCTGAAATGGAAGAAGCTCCAAATAAAGCTAATCCCAAATTAGTAGATGATTCATTTCAACAAATACTAAAGAAGCATGGAGGTAAATTAAATGTCAAAGTTTGACTTTGGCGGCTGGGTCTCCAAATACAATGTTCAGTGTACTGATGGTACCACAATTAAGCCAGGATGTTTTGCCGCTCAAAATGGGGAGCAGGTTCCTCTTATGTGGATGCATAACCATGATGAAATTGGACAGTGTATAGGCCACGCAATTCTTGAACATCGAGATGAGGGTATCTATTGCAGAGGTAAACTCAATGATGGCGAGGGTGGAAGACAGGCTAAGGCTATGTTGCAGAATGGCGATATTAATTCTCTTTCTCTTTGGGCTAATCAGCTTAAGAGAAATGCAGGCGATATCATGCATGGAGTAATAAAGGAAGTATCTCTGGTTATTGGTGGTGCAGACCCCGAAGCCAAGATTGATTACGTTATTGCACATGGCGACATCAGTGAGACTGAGTGTGAGATTTGGGGATTCGGAAGACCAGATCTTGATGACGCAATTCTGGAGCATTCCGATGACGATTCCAAAGGGGATGGAAAGATGAACGATGAGACTAAGAAGCCTGAAGAGAAGGACTCCGGCAAGACTGTTGGTGAGGTTCTAAACACTCTGACTGATGATCAGAAGAAGGCTGTAGGTATCCTTATTGATGCTATTCAGGGCGGCGCAAAGAAGGATGAAAAAGAAGAGAAGAAGCCTGAAACAAAAGACGATAATAAAGGAGATAACACAGTGAAGCACAACGTATTTGATGGCGAGAAGACTGGAACATTCATTTCACACGACGATATGGCTCAGATTTTCAAGGATGCTAAGAAGGCAGGTTCTCTTAGAGAGGCTTTCAATGAGGCAAGAGAGTCTGGTTGCCTTGCTCATGCCGATAGCGATGATAATTCTGATTACGGTATTATGGCAGGACATACAAACTATACAGTTGGTGATACACCTGCCGGTGGTCTTGGTATGGATTACCTCTTCCCAGAGGCAAAGGCTCTCAACAATATTCCTGAGTTCATCAAGAGAAACACTGACTGGGTTGAGGCTGTAATCGGTGCTTGTCATAAGACACCTTACGCAAGAGTTAAGTCTGTATTTGCTGATATCACAGAGGATGAGGCTCGTGCAAAGGGTTATATCAAGGGTAAGTATAAGAAGGATGAGGTATTCTCACTTCTTAAGAGAACAACTGACCCTCAGACCATCTACAAGAAGCAGAAGATGGACAAGCAGGATATTGATGATATCACAGATTTCAGTGTAGTTGCTTGGATTAAGGCTGAGATGCAGCTTATGCTTCGTGAGGAGATTGCAAGAGCTATCCTTATTGGTGACGGCCGTCTTAACTCTTCCGATGATAAGATTCAGGAGAGCCACATCAGACCTGTATTCAATGATGAGGACCTCTTCACAATCAAGTTCGCAGTTGAAATTCCTGCTAACGCTACTGATGATCAGAAGGCTAAGGCTCTTGAGAGAGCAGTCATCAAGTCTCGTAAGCTTTATAAGGGCTCAGGTAATCCATCATTCTATACAACAGAAGATGAGGTTACAAATATCCTTCTTAGAGAGAACCAGATCGGCGAGAAGATCTATAAGACAGAAGATGAAGTTCGTACAGCTCTTCGCGCAAATAAGATCACAACAGTTGAGCCAATGGAAGGTCTTCAGGTTCCTATTACAGAGAATGGTTCTACATCAAACTATCCTGTAGCTGGTATTCTTGTTAACCTTGCAGATTACAATATCGGTACAAATGGTGGAGCTCGTACCGACTTCTTCGATGACTTTGACATCGATTACAACCAGTACAAGTATCTGTACGAGACAAGAATGTCTGGTGCTCTTATTAAGCCATTCTCAGCCATCACATACTACTACAAGGTTACAGCTTAATAGGAGGTAAATGATATGAAGAGACTTTACTTCGATGCTAATGATAAGAACATTGCAACATATGTTGTATATGGTGATACAGAGACAGACAAGCTCTACACAGATGCTGCTAAGACAGTAGAGGCTAGTGCGGCTAAGGTTGAGGATGCGTTTATGAAGAACCTCCTCACAGTTGTTGTAGGCGACGATACATTCAAGCCAGTTAAGTTTAGTGGCGGTGTTATTACAGTTATCGACTACGCAAGTAGCGCTGTAGCTGTTCTGGAATTCGCAACTAAGGCTTGATGCTCAAAATGGAGGCTATTTATGAAATGGTATGGCCAGATTGCATTTAATAATCAGACTGAAGTTGAACCTGGTATTTGGGAAAACAATGGCCCAATAGTTCGAAACTATTACGGAGATGTTCTAAGAGACTCTAAGCGAGATCAGTCACAAGGAATTAATAATGATATTGTCTTAGTTAACATCTTAAGTGTTATAGCAGACCCATTCCTCGTAAATAGCTTCCATGACATATTATATGTTACATATGGTGGGAGTAAATGGAAAATATCTTCAGTGGAGAGTAATTATCCTAGGTTAATTCTTCACTTTGGAAATCTCTATAAAGAAGATGAGGTAACGGTATGAGAACAAGACTTGATTTACATAATGAGCTAGTTAGGGTTCTTGGTAGTGAAAACGTCTATTTTCAACCACCAACTAACACAAAGATAAAATATCCGTGCATAATTTACAAACTAAATAAAGTTGAAGCTAGATTTGCGGATAATAAGCGTTATATGGCGCATAAAAAATACACAATAACTCATATATACCAGAAATATAGCCAGAATTTACAGGATCAACTCCTGGATTCTTTTGATTACATTAATCTTGATAATCCGTTCTGTAGTGATGGTCTATATCATGATGTATATACACTTTACTTTTAACGAAAGGAAAAACTAAACATGAAACTTACATGGGATGGACTTGGTAAGAAGATCTATACTCTTGGTGTATCTAAGGGTGTACTCTTCATTCCTACAAATGGTGTTTACTCTCAGGGTGTTGCTTGGAATGGTCTTTCATCTGTAACAGAGTCACCATCAGGCGCAGACGAGCAGAAGTTCTATGCTGATAATATTCAGTATGGTTCTATCAGAGGTGCGGAGGACTTCGGTGGTACAATCGAGTGTTACACATATCCTGATGAATTCGGCGTTTGCAATGGTGAGATGGAGATTGCTCCGGGTGTTAAGGGAAATCAGCAGACAAGAAAGCCATTCGGTTTCTCTTATGTTACTAACATTGGTAACGATACAGATGGCCAGGACTATGGTTATGAGCTTCATCTGATCTATAATGCAACCGCTTCTCCTTCAGAGAGACAGCATCAGACAATCAACGATTCGCCGGAAGGCGAGACAATGAGCTTTGAGTTTGCTTGTAACCCTGTTGCTACAAAGTTCTCTCCGAAGCCAATGTCACATATCACAATCAATAGTACAACTGTAGATCCGGTTAAGCTTAGAAGCTTTGAGGATATTCTTTACGGTACAGATGCTGTTCTTGAGGATGGGCAGGAGGTTACAGCTGCTACAGCCGCTTCACTTCCACTTCCTGATGCAGTTTACAATCATTTCAACGCTGATTAACTTTAAACAGTGAAACTAGCAGAGCATTCTCATAATAAGGGTGTTCTGCTTTATTTTTTATTATCCTATAGGAGGTAGATATGGTAACTGATAGACTTGTTACAAATGCAAAGAATCGTCCTGATTTCACTAAAGAATCTGGAACACCTGTTGTTGATGCTAAGGTTGAAAATAGGCAGAATTTTGACAAGGGTACACCTGACGATATTGTTCCGGCTGAGAACAGAATCGTTGCAACTCCAAAGAATCGTCCTGATTTTACAAAGGAAGTTGATAAACGATAAAAGGAGGTGATCCTTGTCTATCTCGCTACCAAATTGCGTTAAATTTGGAAACAAAAAATATTTATCAAACAAAAAAATATAACCCACAAAAACATCTGGAGAGTCTCTTAATTGAGGCTCTCTTTTATTGTAAAAATAATTCTTTTAATAAAAAATAATTAAATAAAAAAAGTTTTTAGAAAAAATATTTTTATTAAAAAGTTTTTTATTTAGTTTTTATTTTACCTTTCATTCGTTAACGGAGGACATAAACAATGTACAAGATAACAGAAACTTTTCCTGATTTCAATGGAGATACAAGAACTGAAGACTTCTATTTCAACTTCATGGAGTCTGAGCTTACACACATGCAGTTCAAGACTAAGGGTGGACTTGCCGGTACAATCAATAAGATTATTGCAACTAAGGATACTCCGGGTCTTATCGATATTTTTGAGGAGCTTCTTCAGAAGTCTTACGGTGAGAAGACAGCCGATGGAAGAGGTTTCCACAAGTCACCAGAATTACTTCAGAGCTTTATGGAGACAGAGGCTTATTCACAGATCTATATGAGACTTGCAACGGACAATAAGGCCGCTCAGGACTTCATAAACAATGTTGTTCCTAAGAAGATGCAGGATGCAGCAAAGCAGGCTCAGCAGGATAAGACTCCAATTCCAATTAAATAAATAGAGGAAATTAAGAATGTTTGAGGTGTTAGATTTATTCATTCCGGGCCGGGAATACTGGGATAACGCTAAAGGCGTATTTTATAACACTAAGGATACAACTCTACATCTCAAGCATTCTTTAATATCGCTTACGAGATGGGAACAGAAGTATAAGAGGCGTTTCTTAGACCAAGGACCTAATAATCTCGAAGAGATACTTTATTACATCAAATGTATGACTATGAATAGAGAACCTATTGATGATTTGGTGTATCAAAGTATTTCTGAAAGCGATTACGAAAAAGTTACAGAATATATTAAAGATCCAATGAGTGCTACAACATTACCTAAATCTGATAGCGATGAGAAAGGTGATCCGTTAAGTAGCGAATTGATTTATTACTATATGTCTGCATTACAGATTCCATTTGAATGTGAGAAGTGGCATCTGAATAATTTACTTAAACTTATTAATCTGGCTTCAATTAAGAATGAACCACCAGATAAGAAGAAAAAGTCTAAAGCGGCTATCATGAAGAATTATGCCGCTATTAATAAGGCTCGTAGAGCTAAGCTTGGTTCAAAAGGATAAAGGATTCTCAAAATGGCTGGATTTATAAGTATCACAATGAAAGAAAAAGGGAATTTTTCAGCTTCCCTTAAATTTCTCAAAGCCATGAAAGAGAAGTCATGGTTAAAGAATTTAGATAAATATGGAGAAATGGGAGTTCAAGCATTAGCTAATGCAACTCCTAAAGATACAGGACTTACCGCTGCATCTTGGAAATATGAAATAGTAAATAAAGGTAATTATATTTATCTCAATTGGTATAACACAAACGTTATTAAAGATTACTTTAACGTGGCTCTACGTATACAAACAGGACATGGAACAAAAGAAGGTGTTTGGATTGAGGGTATAGATTATATTAATCCGGCGCTTCAACCTGTCTTCG